AAGACTTCACCTGTGGCAAAGAGTTCAAATCTGATGACTTCTGAAATGAATTTCCTTTAAATTGTGCTTCTGTTGCCCTTCCCATTCTAATCAAATCTTGGGGGGTCAAATTAAACCCACTGCCCATATCTGACAAATCAAGATCCATTAGTATGGTATAACTTCCAACAGGAATACCAAATATCATATAATCCCCACTTGAATTTGTCTTTACTGTATATTTGTAATACTTCTCATACACCTCAATGGCTTGGCCATCAAACATAACATCATTTAGTGTGGGAAATGTTCCTGTTGCAACATGCCCGGAATATGATGGTTCATATGGCAATAAGTTATACCTATAACCATCCTCATTCTTTTCGTTTATTGTCTTATATGGATATATGGAGGTAATTAACTCATTGTTCTCATCCTCTTCACTTAATGGAATAAAAATTGAAACTCTAGCATTTGGAATACCAAAACCATTATTTGCTGTAACCCTCCCTGCAACAACTCCATAGTTTGCACAATCCAATGTATAAACATCTGATTGCCTTATTTTGAAAGATAAAATCTCAAGGAATTCAATATTTTGGTCTAACTGAAAATTGACAACCTTATCTTGTCCAATTTCAGTCCTAATTCTATAACTATTTTGCATTTTATTCTTTATTGTTTATAAATATTTTATTATATGTTATTTATAAAAGAATAAAGAATATCCCCACAAAATAAATAATTTAAATAATGGTCAATCCATTATTTGTCTTCACCTTAACTGTTATATCTCTTTCTGGATACCTTATATGATATATCTCATTTGAGTCAGCATAGATAGTTTCATCAGTTGCACGTATAATTCTATTTGATGCTGGTGGAAAAAACCCAACAACTGGCTCACCACCAGAATAGTTGCCCCCAACCAAATTTTTGAATAAAATATTTGACACAGTAATCACCCCATTCAAATTCTGAATGCTGCTCTTTATTTCAGATATATTTATATCTTTCCCCAACTGAATGTTCTGTGGTATGAAGTAATTATTTATTGTTGAAATTATATTATTAACAATATCTTTTGATGCAAACCCTGCTGATATGGTAACAGCCGCCTCAACACCAACATCTATAACTTTTGCTGATGAAACAACAATATAATCATTTATCATTCTATAATTTGATAAATAATTTGCAATATTATCTGTCAAAAATCTTGAATTATCACTAATCAATTTCCCATTTGAATCATAAGACAAAACAAGAACTTGTATCTTATTATCCACCTCTTGAACTGATACCTTTGCTGGTGCACCAAATTGTGGTGGCATATTACGTATAATTGATTCATAATCATTTATTGTAACTGCTCTTTTCTGTGCTGCAAAGTTAAATGATACAAAATTCCTTACCTCTTCTGTGCTTGGCAATCCTGCCCCACCAATAGCCGGAAATAAATTATTAACCCTTAATGAATTAATTACAGCCGACTCTTGTGCCGGATTTCCAGCATTCAACCTAAATGAATTAACACCAATCTGATTAATTGTATTTGGTCCAAGATTTGTATTCAAACCACCCCCAACTCTATATTGAACAAATAAGGTGCTATTTGGTTTCAATGTTCTACCCAATGAGAAATTATTCAAATAATTCTGTAATGTTGGCAATTGACCTGTTGTTGTGAATTGGTTTAACTGCTCCATTGCTGTATTAACCCCATTCCCAAATGTAATCTTCTTAAAACCCTCTGATGTAAATTCACTTATAAACCGATTGTCTGTTTGAATATACTTTCCAACCTTTATCCCAGCATTTCCTGTATCTTTTGTTGGGTCAATAATAAAAACCCTATCCTCTGCCAATGAATCAACCTCATACCATTTATTTGTATCCCCAATGAACTCTGATGATGGGGGAATTGTATTTATTTGCCCATCCTTTAATAATACACTTGTTATTCCCAAAACATTTTTGTCTGGTAAGAACAATTCAAAAAATGGCCTAACATCAGATGCTGTAATAACTCTCTTAAAAACTTTTGTAACACCATTAATAACTGGTTCACGTTTTGTTAAGGTATAGTTAATAATGTTATTGTTTAAGAAGTTTGGTATAACTGTTCTATTTGGAAGGCCTTGACCATCATAATCTGATGAAAAATCAATATCATTTATACTTTCAAAAATAACACCATTACCCAAGACTTGTGCACCCCTTTCAAGAACCCCAGCATAACTTGCATCAGGCTTATCTCCAAATGGGGGAACAGTTATTGAAAAATCACATAGGGTTAATGAAGGTCTTTGTCCTGGTATTTTTAATCCATAAGTTCTTGCAATATTATATATGGATGATTTTTGCTGGGCGTATTGCAAAACTGTTTCTTGCAAACTCCTATCTATATGATAATGTAAATTATCTGCAACGGCTGCATTCAAATCAAGGAATACAGAGAATATTGAAGCATCATTAAAATCATTTATTAAGTCAGGATAATATGTCCTAACATAATTTAACAATTCAGTTCTTATACTCTGAAAATCCCTAACACCATATGATATCTTTCTATCTGACATATTATATATTTATTACAACAACTTCACTACCTGAAAAACTATTATTGTTTGTAGTGTATTCTATTTTTATTTTTGCAGTATTCTGATACGTACCATTCCCAGGCGAACGATAAACCTTGTCCCTGGATGATAATCCAACATCATCAACACTTAACCTATCCCCTTGCACCTCCTCATTCTGATCCAAAGGTTCAATAATTATCTTATTTATAACCAAATTTGGTATATACTTTGCAACAGACTCTCTAATGTCTGTTTCAATAACATCAAATGATACAACATCCAATGGTTCAAATAGAAATTCATATAATCTTGTTCCAAAATCTGGAAGGTAATACCTACTTCCCTTTCTTGTTAATAACAAATGTAATAATGATGCTCTAATCTCATCTGAAGCAGTTTCTGTCATCTTTAAGGCATCCCCACGAAGTGAAGTGTCAAAAGGAAATTCAACACCATATGTAAAACCTTCAGCCATTATAAACTATTTAAATATAAATATATCTTTTTCACAAATTTGTAAAGTATTTTACTTTATTGTATATTTATATAAAAAAAACTATGAAAACAGTAAGATTATCAGAAAATGAATTATCTAAATTAGTCAAAAAAATTGTTGAAGAAAAAGGAAGCGAAGGTCACTTTATGGACTATCATGCTGCTGGTAAAGCAAAAACTGGTAAAAAAGCACTATCTATGATTAAAAAAATCACAGATAAACTTTCAACAATGAAAGATAAATTTGATAATAGTAATTTTGCATTTAGTGAAGCTGATGTAAAAAAACTTGAGCAAATTTATGATACCCTAAGTGGTAAATAATTTTTGAGCAAAATTAGTATTAAAAACCCCCAAATCTAAATTAATAGAATATGGGGGCTTTTTATTTAACAAATTGTATCAAATCTATGATTCACAACTCACACACTCATTAATATTCCTTGCAAATGATTGTGCTGAACTCTGGCTAAACTGATAGTAAAGCGTCTTAACCCCCTCCTCATGTGCATATAGATATAATTGATTTATATCTTTTGCTGGAACTGATGGATGTATCATCAAATTAAGTGATTGTGATTGGTCGATATATTTCTGCCTCTGTGCTGCTTGTAATATCAATTCTTTTGGTGATATTTCAATAAAAGACTTAAACACCTCTTTGGTCGGAAAATCCAGATGCTGAACTGACCCATCTTTCTTCAAAATGCTCTCCCAAGTATCTGGTGTATTTAAACCATATTTATCCAATTCAATTTCCAAAAATGGATTCTTATAAATTGTTTTTGATTTTGCCAAATCTTTAATAAAATAATTTGATTTTATTGGCTCAATACCCATACTTACCTGTCCTAGAATAAACGAACTTGACTTGGTTGGGGCTATAGCAATTAGTGTTGTATTGGCATATCCCTCTCTTAAACATCTATATCCCTTCTCTTCATATAAATATTTTGAAGCCAATTCTGATTTCTCTTTAATTATTTTAAATATTTGATGATTTAATTGTTTTGCCATCAAAGATTCAAATTGAATTAATTTGGATTGGAATAATGAATGATACCCTAAGACCCCCAAACCAATTGCTCTATGTTGTGATGCAAATCTATTTGCTCTCTTCATACCTGCCATCTTTCCAGATTTAAGAATGAATTCATCCATAACAGCATTTAAGAACATTGTATAAACCTCAATTGCATCAGTCTTAATTATCTCATCCCAATGAAGTAAATTCAATGAACCCAAACAACAAACAAAAGAATTTAATGAATCTGTTGGCAATTGAATTTCAGAGCAGTTAAATGTTCTCAAACCATTTGATACAAAGATATGTTCATCATTATCAACTGTTGGACAATATACTGGCTCATTTTCTAATTGCTCAATTGCAACAACCTTTGCCCTTTTTTTGGTATTATCTCTATATTCTCTTTCCTCAATAATTATATTTTTTCTTGACAAGAATTGTGTTTTATTTTCAATAATTAAGGCATCATTTTTACTACCAAAAATTAATCTCCAACAATCTTTTGAAGTATAATAATTATGTCCACCTTTGCCATCAGGCATTAAATGTGAACCCTCTTTTCTTAATAAAGCAATTGAACAACTTAATCCTAGATTTGTAAATAAAATTTGCAACTCTTTCAAAAACTCTTTATTAATATCTGCATATGATATTTGTAATGGTTCCCCCTTTGATGAACTCTTAAATGCTGTACCATCTGCATATAACAAACCTTTTAAATATGCCCATATTGTATCTTCATTTGATTCCCAAATCCAAGATGGAACATAACCTTTCTCAAAATTTAATGCTTTTTTCAAAGTTCTTGACGTTAAACGTTTCTTTTTGACAAGCGATTGACTTACTTTACAATCATGAAATGTTGCAGGGTTTCTACTTCTTGACCCAACTATTTCTCTACCAAAAGCATTTTTAATACCATATGTATCACAACCATACTTATAATGTATTTTATTAAACTTTTCTTGAATGTCATCAACTAAATCAAAATCATTCTCCCAAACATCAATCATTAACTCATCCTTGGTTTGTGTACCATCTGATTGGTATAACCCCAACAAATAAGCCTCATCTTGCATATCCAAATCACCAAACAAACCTTTTTCTGTTTGCAAAGCAACGTAGTCACCAATTTTTAAATCTTTTGCTTCAACTCTTACAATATCTTTTGTAGTATCATTAAGAACTGGTATCCCATGATTGAATGTCACCTTTTGTGTCATTCCATTTGAATATGTTATTTTCAATATTTCAGCATCTTCATTTCTCAATAACATAGGAGATGATTTAACCGCTTCATTTCCACTAAATAAAACCAATTCCTCACCACTCTCATATAACTCTTTAACAGTCAAATAACCTTTTGATGTGACAACTCTTTGGTCTTCTGTTAAACAAAGATTTGAAGCAGTTATCTCCATACCCAATTCTTTGTAGGGTGTATTGTTGTTTGAATTATCCTTGAACATAATATATGGAAACCCAAACTCATTACGTCTTTGAATTATTTTTGCCCATACCTTTCTCTTGGTTGGGTCTCCCCCCTTCATATCATTAATCCAATTATCTGTAACTGTAATTCCATATTGTAAATTCTGGATTGGATTACCTTCTGTTCCAATATCCAGGAACTCCATAATATCATCATGTTCAACCGGCAGCCAAACTGCGCATGCACCCCTTCTTGCCTCTGATTGCTTACAAACATCAACAACTGTGTCATATACCCTTGCATAATGAACTGGGCCATCTGCTGTTCCACCTGTTGATATCTTACTACCCCTGGCTCTAATATTGCCCAAATATGCACTTGTTCCACCACCGTATTTTGACATCATACCAATTTCTCTTCCAGCATTTAGAATGCTATCTAAAGTATCATCAATATTGGATCCATAGCAGGAAATTGGTAATCCCTTCTCCTTGCCAAAATTAATCCAGACTGGTGTTGATAGGCTATAAAAACCCCTTGCCATGTAATCTTCAAACTTAACAGCAAACCCATCAATTTTTAAATATTCCTCT